AGGTTCCCGAGATTCTGCTGCGACGTGCGGTAGTTCTGGTACTGCGACGTCGTCGTCGGATCGAGGTACGCGCCCTCGGCCGTGCGCTGGAGTTCGCCGACGCCTTGCCGGAACAGGGGGCGCCCCTGCTCCAGGTAGCGTTGCATGTTGTTCAGTTCGCCCGTCTGGCGCGCACTGGGGCCGACGTAGGGGCTCCCGAACGAGGCCCCGCCCCCGCCGAGATTGCCGCCCAGGATGGCTTCGGCCCGGTTCGCCGTGCCGCGCATGTTGCTGAACGGATCGGTCTGCGTGGTCTTCGGCGCGGTCTGCGTCGGCTTGAACAGTTCGCCCACGGGTCAGCCCTCCTGCCGCAGGGCCGCGACCCCGCGGGCCACCGCGCGATCGAACCAGGGGCGGATCACGCGGCCGAGCGCCGGCCAGCGCGTGATCGCGCGCGCGAGCGCGGGCCCGATCTGCCGGTAGAGCGCGCGGACGACGTCGGCCGTGGGACCGCGCCACGCGACCATGATCCAGTAGCGCGCGAGCCGATGGGCCGGCGTGCCCGCGCCGTAGAGCGCGGCGGCGACCCAGCACCCGAAGCCCTTGTACAGTGACGCGGCGGTCTGATCCATCACCTCGGCCGGCACCTTGCCCACCACCGGCCCGATCGTCTTCCCGGACGCGATGCCCAGGTACCGGATCGCCTGATTGATCGACGCGTCGTCATAGCCCTGCGCGCGGAGGTTCGCCATCATCGCCGCCGTGTTGGCATCCTGCTCCGCGCTGCGAAGCGCCTCGCCCTCGCCGAACAGCGTCTGGGCGAGCCCCGGCGCGTGCGCGACCGCGCGCTGCATGGCCGCGTCCTGGAGCCCGCGCTCGGCGCCGTACTGGGTGAAGGCCTGCTTCGCGATGTCCGCGTCGGCCTGCGTGCCCACGCGCTGCTGGGCGCGCGCCTGCTGCGCCGTGCGCGTCGCCGAGCCCAGCGCCGGGTTCACGGCCTGGCTCGCCATGCCCGTGCCGAACACGCCCTCGGCGATCGAGCGCCGGTCGTTCGCGACGTTCTTGAATCCGGCCTGCTGCATCGGATCGAGGTAGCCGCCGCCCAAGGTCTTCTCGGTGGTCTTGAGCCCCGCACCGTACGCCGGCTCGGCTTCCTTCCGCATCCCCGAGAGTTGATCGATCGCTTTGGTCTGCCACTGGTTCGGGCCGACGTATGGATTGCCCACCGACGTGGGGCCGCCGCCGAACTGGCCGAACACCGCGTTCTCGACGACCCCCTGCTGCGGCTTGTAGTTTTGCAGCGGGTCGACGTTCTTGTACTTGGGCGCGGACTGATACGGCGTCGTCCACGTGGTCCAGGCATCACCCATCGGTTGGCTCCAGACTCAGTTCGTAGATGGCCGCAATGCGGCGCGCGCCCGAGATGCGACGCCAGGCCGCGTCCGCGAACCGGCGCGTCGTCCAGCACAGGTGCGCCGCGTGCCCCTCGCGCGCCCAGGCGATGATGGCGCGCAAGAGCGCGGGCCGCGCGATCTTCGGCGTCTTGCGCGGGTACATGTAGCAGCACGGGATCTCGGCGATGAGGCCTGCGGACCACGCCGCGGTGCGGAGTCGCGCGGCGGCGAACCCGAGCAGCCGGTACTGGTTGTCGACGATGAGCCAGACCGCGCCCCCGTGCGTGAGGATGTCCTGGAGTTCGGTGACGACGCGCGCGGCCTCACCGGGCATCCCGCCGCGTGTCAGAAAATCCTTCGCGGCCACGCGCAGGATCGGCTCGTACTCGCGAATCCACGCGAGGTCGCCGGCCTCCAGGCGCACGATGCGGACCCCGGATTCCAGGATCTGGATGCGCGCGTCGATGATCTCGGTCGTCATCGCGCGTAGCCTCCGGTGATCACCGCGGCGCCGTATGCGGACACTTCCCAGTCGTCGTCGAGTTGGTTCGACTCCAGGCGCACCTGCCAGAGCCGGCCCGAGACGCGCACGTCGACCCATGGCCGGTACTGCGGCGCGTCGAGCGCCAGGAGTCGCGGCGTCGGCCAGGGCGGCATCGGCTGGCGCGGGTCCATGCCAGCGCGACAGTACACCCGGAGATCCCCGGTGCCCGTCGCGTAGACCGGCACGGCCAGCACGCGCGCCGGCTGCAAGCCGTCGGTGAAGTGCCGCGACTCCACCCAGGCGCCGATCGAGACGCCGTCCGCGTTAGGCCCGCCGTAGAGTTGGAGCTTGCCGGTCGCCTGACCGAACACGCCGCGCACCGGGCGGATGTTCGCATCGACGGCCGGCGCTTCCCCGCTCGGTGGGCCCGGCGGCGGGAGTTCGGTGAAGCACGTTCCCGGATCGTGGTCGGTGAGGGTCCACGTGTTGTTGCGGAAGTTGTAGATGGCCGTCAGGTTCGGCTGTGCGGCCCCGCGCGCCGGCATCTTCCAGCAGATTTCGTCGTACTCCAGCCGGCGGTACGCGTAGACCCAGGACGCGCGCGGCCAGTCGATCGCGTCCGAGACCTCGGGCCAGATCGCGTCCCCGATCGGCTCCGAGAACGAGCCCAGGCGATAGAAGTTGGTGCGCCCGATGTAGTACTGGTACGAGCCGATCGAGATCGGCGCGCGCGCGGAGATCGCGCCATCGTCGGCCGGCACGCCTTCCTGGATGTACTCCTCGGGCGGGCCGACGTTGATCAGCCGGTAGAGCCGGTTCGCTTTGTGGACGATCGCGTGATCGCCCAGGAGCTTGACCGCGATGACCGGCGTCGAGTCCTCCAGGAAGTTTTCGTCGCCGGCCGTGTCGCCCAGCCAGCCGAGCGGATCGCCGAGATCGCTGTACGCGACGCGCCAGGGCTGGCCGATGAGGTTGCCGACGAGCAGGCGCTGCTTGTGGACCTCGACGATCGCGCCGGCCGCGACGTTGGGGATGAGGACCGCGACGTCGTCCTCGGTCCCGCTCCAGGCGTAGTTCTCCTTGCCGTCGGCCCAGATGAGTTTGTCCTCGTACTGGTCCATCGTGACGATGTCCGCGAGCGTGCGCGGCGTCGCGAACGTCGCGATCTGGCGCACGTCGCCCCCCGGCACGCCGGCCCACGCGCCCGTCAGCCCGATGCGGACCAACGTCGGCTCGGCCAGCCCGTACGGGTGGACGTACCACCAGAGCGCGCGGAGCGGCTCGCCCGTCCAGCCGGGATCATCCAGTCGCGCGTAGCCGTCGGTCTTCCGCACGCGCGTCCCGCCGGTCGGGAACCGGACGTTGCGGCCGGCGCTCCACCCGGTGTCGGGCACGTGGCGCGGGTCGGCGTTGCGGATGAGGCCGCCGCCGGGGGCTTCGACCACGCGAGGCTGAATCGCGCTGGGCATCAGATGATCTGGAGGTACAGGTCCGAGAGTTTGTCGACGAAGATGCGCGTGCAGTGCTGGTTGTCGTCGAAGGTCGCGACCCACACGCGCTTGTCGAAGTAGCCGACCGCGGTGAGTTGGTTGGTGTCGTTGTTCGTCGCGATGATCTCGTCGTTCGGGAGCAGCACCTCTTCCCAGTTCGTCCCGTCGAACGAGCGCCACACTTCGAACGGTTCCTGGCCCGTGGCCCAGAGTTCCGGCGGGCCGTCGAGCCGCGGGATGCGCTGCACGTGGTCGACCATCGTGGAGCGGTTGAAGGTGTGAACGTCCTCCCACCCGGACCCGTTGAACCGGCGCACCCAGTTGCCGCGCTCGTCCAGGTCGCCGCACGCGTACATCTCGCCCTGGAACGCCATGGCGCACGCGACGTCCTCGGAAGGATCGGCGATCACTTCCCCGCCCATGTACGTGATCGCGACCTCGGGGTCGGACTCCGTGAGTCGGTGCCAGAACTCCCACAGCACGCCGGCTTCGTCGTACTCCGCGTCCCAAAGGATGCCGGGCGCGATCTCGCGCTCCAGCGCAAAGCCGCCATGGCTCCCGCGAAACATCCGGCCGAAGCCGTTGCCCAGCGTCGCGTTCCATTCGGCCGAGCCGCCGATGACGACGCTGTCCTCCCACACCGTCAGGCCCCGCCCGCCGACAAAATCCGGTCCCTCCACGGGCTCAAAGCCCCAGCCGGGGTTCTCGATCTCGCGCGAGATGATGAAGGGCCCGCCCGTTTCGAAGAACGCGTAGATGTGGCTGGAGTCGTTGCGGATCTTCCCCATCGTCTCCGCGCCCGATGGCACGCCCTCGTCCTTCCAGGCGCCGTCCGAGTCGCCCTGGCGCAGGCGGAAGACCTTCGACGACCCGCCCTTGCGCGAGCCCGTCGCCAGGTAGCACGCGCCCAGTTCCTCGCCGGTCGGGCCAGCCCACAGATCGAGCGGGTTCCCGTCGTCTGACGTGAGCTTCGCGACCTCATGCAGGCGGATCTGCGGCATCAGACGCACCGCGCCTGGACGACGATGTCTTCCGCCGTGCCGGGGCTCTTCACAAAGAGCGCGAGCTTATCGTCTTTCAACACGTTCCGCGCCGGGGTCACCGGAATCGCGACGAACGGACTGCCGCCAGGAAGCGACAGCGTCTGGAAGTTCGTCCCGTTGATCCGAAACTCGATGGAGATCGTGCCACTGCCGGGCTTCTCGGACGCGATCGTGAACTCCACGATCTTCTCGTCGCGCACCACCCGGAGCGGGAGCGCCATCCCCTCTTCGTCGGTCAGCGTCCCGCGCTGGCCCCAGGTGTAGGTGTCCGCGACGCGGGTCTCCAGGTAGACCAGGCGCGCGTCGATGAGTTGCAAGACCTGGCCGAGCGCGATCCAGCAGTCCTTCACCACGCGTTCGAACTCTTCGACCCAGCGCGTGATGAACGCGTCGTTGCGGAGATGCGGCCCCTTCGTCTGGGGATCGGCTGACGTAGCCGGCGGCGGCGTCGCCGGCAATTCCGGCGGGCGCGGCGGGATGACGAGGGGTTTGAGAGTGATCGCCACTCACGCGGCTCGCTCGGCTTCTTCCAGTGCGTCGAGGAACACCAGCACCATCTTCGTCCACGGGACCGGCCACGTGGCCTTGTTCACGGCGTCGCGAATGAAGGTCCACTGCGACGTCGAGAGGTCAATCTCGTCGTCGGGCCCGTCGAGCAGCGCCTCGATCTTGCCCCACACGCGCAGTTCCAGGCGGGGGATTCCTTCCCGGTACTGCGAGGTCACCGCGTGCCGGATGAGGGCCGCGGTGGTCTGCCGTTCGGTCGCATCGCCCGGTAGCGTGGGATACGCGAGCTTCAGATTGAGTCTCATGCGTCGATCGTCCACTCCAGCCAGCACTGCTCCAGGATGACCGCACCGGGATCAGCACCGGATTCGATGATGGCGACGTTGACGTGGACGGTGCGGCCCGCGGCGACGTTCGCCAGTTGATCGAGCGGGAGGCGCACCGTGGCCTGGAGGTTCGCGGTGCCGGGGAGATTCTGCGGCGCGGACACCGTCGGCGCGTTCAGGATGAGCGTCGTCGTGAGATCGGTGCCCATGTCGACCACGGGCCCGAGCGCGACGCGGAAGCGGATCTGCCCGGTGATGCCCGGCGCGCGCCACTTCAGGACCGCGGTGATCGCGCCACCGCTGTAGCCCTGCGGGACAAAGGCCTTCCAGAGCAGCGACTGCTGAAGCAGGGGCATGAACTGGTAGGCGAAGCTGGTGATCTTCGGCATCGTGGCCGGCGGCGCCCCCGTCGACACCCACTCGATCGGCGACGGGAAGTTGTTGCCGGCCGAGCCGTCGGGAAAGCGCGCGCCCTCCAGGGGCAGCGTGGTCTCGACGACGCGCCGCTTCGCCGCATCGGCCCAGTGCGGCGCGCCCGAGACGACGGTCAGCACCTGGCCCGTCGTCCCGATCGGCAAGCGCCCCGGCAGGCCCGCGGCGTCGACCGCGACGATGAGGTCGCCCAGCGCGAGCATCGGATTGTCCATGTCGCCGACCGGCCCCGGCGGCGTCGGCGCGTCGATCCAGATGAGATCCCCGTCAGCCTCGACAGCCAGGAGTTGCCCGGTCGCTCCGCGCGCCAGGCGCGTCGGCGTGCCCACGTCGGAGCCGACGACGAGGTCGCCGCGCTGGGAGATCGGGAGCAGCGTGCCGGGCGGATCGGGCAGATGCGTGGCCCACTGCGGCTTGCCGCCCAGGATCGCGAGCAGTTGCCCCTCGGTGCCGGGCGCGAGGGCCGCGACGGTCTCGGCCGGATCGCGGACGAACATCGTGCCCAGCACGCCGGCCGGGAGCCCGCTCGTCGGCGAACTCCACTCGGGCAGCCCGCCGGTCATGGTCAGCACGTACCCGTCCGCACCGACCGGGAGGCGTTCGGGGCCGCCGTTGGCTGCGCCCCGGATGAGATCGCCCGGTTCCACGATGACCGCGGCTTCCGGGGTCCACGCGAGGACGTCCTCGACGATGGTCGGGACCGCGCCCTCCCACGTCATCGCGATGTCGTAGATTCCCGGATTGACGCGCGCGACCACCATGCCGAGCGCGTCGGCCTGGGCCGGGTTCGCCAGTGCGGTGACGTCGTCGTCCGCGTACAACGCCGCGAGCGACTGCGTGTTCGCCCAGTAGATGGTGACGAAGGCGCCCGGCCGGGAGCGCCCCGATGCGGGGTCGATGACCACCAGGTTCAGCTTAGGGCGGAACATCGTGTCTCCCTTCGCTCACG